AGCAGTGGTATCAACGCAGAGTACTCGTCAGCCGTCACACGGCGAGGCCGGGTGGGAAGACTCTCCGGCCCGGCCTATCGCCGAGAATGCTTAGAGACTCCTTACTCCTTTGTTATCTATAACTTACGTGTCCTTTGTTGCGTGACCTGCGTGTCTATTGGCCTGCGTGCGTTTGGTTCGCGCATCTAGCAGTAAATAGATCGTTTGCCTGTAACGTATTGATAAAAAAGAGGATGGGCAATGATTCAACAATATAGGGAAATGTTGAATGGCCTATTTCCGCGCGGGCCTGCGTTGCGCGTGCGGGCCTGCGTGCTCTAAGCGTAGCCTAACCGGGTTCGCATACGCTTCTCATTACGTATCAAATACGTACCGAAAGACCATACGGGCCTATTGGACATAGAGACACGTCTATAGGGTACTGGTAGCATTAGACGGAGACCGGGCCGGAAACGATATAAATACGCGTGCATATATCGCGTGGAACGGGCCGCGTATTTGTACGGGCCTGCGTGCCCGCGTATGGTCTCTAATGACACCGGGCCGCACGATCTAACACCGGGCCGCGTGCGTGGCCTGCGTTGCATCTCTCTGCGTCCTTTGGTATGCGTTACCGCGTGGTCTCGCGGGGTGCGTTGCATGGTCTCCGTTGACACCGGCCCGCGTGGTCTCATCTCTGGGAATGTGACGCAGGCCGGGCACGTGAAAACGTATCACGTACGGTTATCATTTTCTTATTGTCTCTCTGGTAACGTGTCAAGTCTATCACTCATGTTTACCATTCCGGCAACGGTAACGAATTGTGAACTGGTATTTATAAACTGGTAAATGCGACCGTTCCGGCCCGAGATAACGCGGACTAATACGGTCGCACATTCAAAACGGGCCGGGCCTGTGAGTTTTACACAACTATTTTAGATCGTGCCTTGGAGTATGGCACGCAGATTGCTATAAGTTTACTAGTTGAGCAACAAAATGCCAAAATGTTACTAATTGATAATGAGGCGCAATCGCACGGAAACGGGCCTAGGTTCCACGCAAAAAAAATAATGGTACGTAGGTAGCCTAACCGTCTCACGCGGCCCGTGGTGACAATTCGGTAACATTGACGGGTAACCATGTTTTTTGGGTACTAGTAACCACTGGTAACTATGGAATTCTGTATGCAAAATCGGGCCGGTTTGACCAAGCGGGCCGCGTATCTCACATATATAAGGTTACTCTCTGCGTCTCTCTGCGACCGTTGCCGGGCCTGCGTTGCGCACGATCATACACCGGCCCGGCCCGCGTATCAATACGGAGTTTTGGACGCATCCCCCAAACGTGCTATAAAAAACTTGACACGCAACGCGGAAATAGTGTTACAGTAGAAGAGTAGTGGAAATGAGGATACAGGATGCGTGCTTATTTGTTTCTCACTCTCGCGGTTCTACTCTCTGCATATTACCTGATAAATTTTCTGTTTTCATTCATTCCGGCCCATTCCTTCTAACTGGAGACTGTATGACACTCGCACAACTTACCATTGTAGAAAACTGCAATAACGCTATGCGATACCACGCAGGCCGGGCACGGTCTGTACAATCCGGCCCGTACATCTCAGGTAACGCGGCCCGCGTTGCGTCTCATCTTGCGGAATTTCAACAGATTCAAACGTTGCGCGATTTTATCTGGTTTGGCCGGTAGACTTTCAACGCACGATCTAACAAAGGAGCTTTGAAAATGACTCAGAAATACGCAAAGGTGCAAGCGGAAATTCTAAACGCGTACGATAGTGCGCAGGCCACGCGTCAACCCGTAGAAGTTACGGTTTCCGGGCACGTGGTCAAGGTTTCACCATTGCAAGGAATCGCACCATTTACCGTGGAACCGCATGGTTCTATGACTCTCTGGGAAACGTGCAATTTCCTATCCAATCGCACCATCTAACCGCGTCAACAATCAGCGCAAAAAAGGAGCTTTGAACCGTGCAAAACTATATCCAATCTCTCGCAACGTTGCTAACATTACCGCATAACGTGCATACCGCACGGGCCGCGTGCCATCTGGTAGCACGTGAATACGTCAAGGCTAACCCGTTGGCAACGGTCGCAGAATGTGACGCGGAAATGACCGCGATTTTGGCAGAGGTGTAACCCATGAAAGACGCAACGCTATACCGCATTTGTACTGAAGATTTGAACCGGCCCGGTATCGAATGCGTTATGCAAAACGCGGGCCTAGATTGCACCATTATCACGGCCCGTGGCCTGTTTCAGGGAATACCTGAAAACGCATTAGTAATTGAATGCATCACAGACGATAGAAACGCGGTAGAAATTGCGGCCCGCGCAATAGGGATAGTCAATAATCAGGCGTGCGTATTCGTACAATGTCTGGCAGTTGCGGCCCGTATGATCCATACCGGCCCGGCCCGTGATTCGTACGCTAACCTTATGGCACGCGGGCCTGCAACGTTGCAAGCGTAACCGGCCCGTGCTACAATTCACGCAGTATCTAACCCGCACTACGGAGACTAAGAAAATGAATCTTGCTATTGCATCCAACCTTGCGCACAATTCTACAGATAGACTAATCGCATCCTGCGCACACAACGCACGCGTCACATACCGCGATAAACCCACTGCGCATTGCCCTGCAACGCGGCCCGCAACGCACGCGAGTGTTAGCGGTTCCGGTATTGATCCAACGTTTGACTATGTTGTGTCACTACTCGCGCCACGGTTCCGCGTCTCTGCGTCTCAGTTTGCGGATTTTACTGCGATGCGCGAGAATTTCAACGCGTTTGGAATTCTAACCGTAAATGCGAATTTCTGTGACGATACCATTTACGGTTCCGCATGGACTAATCTGCAATTCCGTGCGTGGCACGATTCCGCGCATATCGCGTGCGATTCTGACTTTTCACGCACGGGAGAAATTGAGGCAATGCGCTTGCAAATTGCCCAAGTTTGGAAATTGCGCGGCCCGTCTGACACGGATAAGCACAGATGGGCCTGCATCTTGGATGCGGAGATTTTAGGGCAATTGGACGCGTACGAATTGACGGGGGAATTCGTTTCTGACCAGCGCACATTTACCGTGGAATATCTCAAACGCGTGCATAGGTTGGACGCGGCCCGGTTCCCCCGTACGTTGGATGGGTTGACAGTCGAGTATTAGACTCTTATGCGGAGACGGGCCGGGCCTGCTATGGGTTCCGGCCCGTTTCCTTTGTACCGTGCGGGCCTGCGTTGCGTGGTCTGCGTTATGGTCTCAGGATAACAGGCCGGGCATGTTTTGACGTTCTACCGTTTCCCGCGCATTTGCAGGCCCGTAGTCAATTCCGCCATACCAGAGTATGCCTGAGACGTTAGACGGGCCGCCACGGGCCTGCTATGGGCCTAGAATCGCACGTTTAGAGAGTATGTTGGCCGGTGTACCGTATAACCGGGCCGGGCCTGCGTTGCGCGCTTGGCCTGCGTTCCGGTCTGCTAACCGGGCCGCCATTAGGGAGATGGGCCGGGCCTGCGTGCGGTGCAGGCTATCAGCGGTGCAGGCTATCAGCGATTCCCCAGCTATCAGCGGTGCAGGTCTGCGGTGCAGGTCTTCAGCGGTGCAGGTCTCCAGCGATTCCCAGCGATTCCCAGCGGTGTGCAGGCTATCAGCGGTGCGCAGGTTCCAGCGGTGCAAAACCGGCCCGCTTGCAATCTCCAGCGGAATGCTGTAGAATTATAACAGGAGGATTCAATCATGGCGCATCCGAATTACCTGCGTAAAATCGTCAAGACGGGCAAGATTGAGCGCGTGCCATTCTCAGCGGAGCATTACCAGCGGGCAGGATTCAGCGGTATACTTCTCAGCGGAATGCCGCTACTCGAAGCGCACCAGATAATCAATCACTGGAACGTCAACCAGCTAAAGCAGGAATACGTCTACGGTTTAGATGTTGACGTGCCTGTGTCTGTTGGTGTATCCTGTTTCAAGTAGTCTAACCATCAGCGCACCACTAACCAGCGGAGGATAAAATCATGGCAGGCACTATCGAAGCAAAATTTGACCTTACCGACGCAATCATCGCTTTCGAGTCTGGCGAACTGGATCACGACGGCGAACTGGAATTGCTCCAGAACCTTCTGGATTCTGGAATGTACCTGCACTTGCAGGGAAGCTATGGGCGTGCGGTTCAGCGGGCACTTGACGCGGGCGACATCTCCCCCACGGTTATCAGCGAACCTTCCACGCGTGAGACGCTGGGAGACGACTACGAGACCAGAACGAGTACCGCATCCCGCAATCAGTCCTCGCGGAACTGGGCCTGAGTCTCCAGCGCACCGGGCGCACTCCCCAGCTAGAGCGTGCGATGTACGTACTGCGTACGTTGTTCACCCTCGACGCCGATTTAGTTGAGGACTTGTTCTGGATTCAATCGCAGGCGGATTGCACCGGCAACGTTATCGACGACTCAGAAGAGTTTGAGGTGCAGCGATGAAAGAGATACAGCTAAGCCAAGGGAAGACCGCGCAGGTTGACGACGAAGACTTCGACGCGTTGAATCAGCATAAGTGGTACTCGTATGAAACGCGTGGTAAGAGCTACGCGGCCCGCAATGCCCCTCGTGACGGAGGCCCGCGCAAGAAGATCAAGATGCACGCGTTCATTCTAGGCGTCAAGGATGCCGACCACGAAGACGGAAACGGTCTCAACAATCAGCGATACAACTTGCGGCCAGCGAATCGCAGACAGCAGTGCTGGAACGCAGCAAAGCGCAGCGATAACCAGCAGGCATACAAAGGCGTCAAACTAGACAAGCGCACCGGACAAGTCAGCGCACGAATAAAGCTCTACGGTAAGGACACGTCTTTAGGCACGTTCGGAACAGATCAGGTCGCAGCAGCGAAGGCGTACGATGCAGCAGCGGTCAAACACTTCGGTGAATTTGCCCGGTTGAATTTCCCAGTTGACAAGGCACCAGCGGTCGTGTAGTCTGGTAGGAGTATGAATCTTTAGTTACCTGAAAAGGAGAACTACCTCATGGACTTTCTAAGCAGCTTCAAAGCCGCTGTTCGCGTCTCCACACCTCTGTTGTGCATTAGAACATTTGATGCGAAGTCAACGACCAGCGGAATCATCGCAGCGTTGAAAGACTCGCCAGCGCAGATTCCAATGCTGCTATGGGACGCGGTGCACGGGCTTGTGCCAATGTCTGATTCCAAGCTCAATACCGAGGCACTGAACACGATTCTCGCGGGCAATGAACAGGCGTTTACCGTACCACTGCCTAATTGCCTCGCACTCTGCGAGAACAACGGTATTTCAGATGCAATCATATTCATCTCTAACGCGCACCTTCAGTGGGCAGCACACGGCGAGACCGATGCGGTCGTAGCTCAAGGCATTTGGAACCTGCGTGACAGCTATAAAGCAAACGGAAATATGCTCATCCTTCTTGCGGCCCCCGGCAGTCGTCTCCCCGGCGAATTGACCAACGACGTTCTATGCCTCGATGAACCACTGCCTACAGTGGCAGAATTGCAGGCAACGGTACGCAATACCTTCAAGTTTGCGAAGACTGTGAACACCCCAGATGAACCATTTGTGGTCAAGGCGACCGAAGCCCTAATTGGCCTGCCATCGTTCGCGGCAGAGCAAGCGGCAGCTATGTCACTGACCATCAACCGCACTGACCCCAAGAAGCTGACGGGAGACCTCAGCTTAGAAGACTTATGGAGTCGGAAGCGTCAGATCATCAACCAAACCCCCGGCCTAAGCATCCACGCAGGCAAGGAAACCCTTGACGATGTTGGTGGTAATGAAGCAGTCAAGGAATTCTTGCGCGGTATCATGGAGGGGAACAATCCGCCGTCAGTCATCCTCTTCACAGATGAAATTGAGAAGGGTATGGCCGGTGCCGGAACCGACATGAGTGGTGTGAAGGATGAGTTGAACGGTAGCATCCTCACATGGACGCAGGAACGGCAGATCGAGGGAATGCTTCTGCTTGGCATCCCCGGCGTTTCCAAGTCACTGCTGGCTAAGGCTACGGGCGGTACGTACGGCAAACCTGTCATCATCTTCGACATCCCCGGAATGCAATCAGGAATCATCGGGAGCAGTGGTGAACGCATACGCAACGCGCAGGCGATTGTGGACGCAACCTCAGGGTGGGATGCAACCAGCGGTGGCAAGGTTCTCTGGTTGGCTACCTGCAACGGTGTCGCGTCCCTCAAGCCTGAGCTTCGCCGCCGCTTCTCACTCGCACAGTTCTTCTTCGATGCACCTAGCCGTGAGGAGAAGGATTTGATTTGGCAGATTCACCGGGCCAAGCAGAAGATCGACCCGAAGGATACCCTCCCGAACGACGAAGGATGGACGGGTGCTGAAATCGAGTCGTGCTGCAAGAAAGCGTATCGCCTACGCTGGACGTTGGCGAAGGCCGCCCAGTACATCGTGCCCGTCACCAAGTCAGCAGCCACGCAGATCGAGCAGACACGCATGGAGGCCAGCGGCAAGTATCTGAGCGCAGCCCACCCCGGCGTATACACTGCGCATGACCGCGCTATCTCCAGCGGTGCAGCGGTCACACCTCCCGTCTTCATGCAGCAGGCGGAAGGTCGGAGGATGAAGGCTTAGACACCTTCGGGGATAATCGGTAGAAGGTTGCCGGTTATCCCGCATTCATGCTATAATCGGCAACATTGTACCGACAAAGGAGACATGACCATGAGCGCATACAGCAAGACACCCACGGAGTTCCGAGACGGCGAACTGCTCATCAAGGCACTCGAAGAGATGGGATTCAAACCCACCAACGCGTTAGAGAACCCAATGCCGCTCGTTGGCTATCAGGGTGACTACCGCACAGCAGACGGCGAAGGCCACACCAAGAGCGTAGCAGCAGCGATGAAGGCCCACGTCATCATCCCGCGTAAGCAGGTCGGCGAAGCTTCCAACGACATCGGTTTCGTACGAGGTGAGGACGGCAAGTTTCATGCGATCCTGAGCGACTACGACCGAACCTGTGGCAAGAATGAGAAGTGGGTGGCGCAGGTCAACGTCGGCTATCAGCACCTTCACCTTCACAAGCAGGCAAGCAAGATGGGGTACCGCGTAGTCGTCAACGGTCAGAAGCGGGCCAACGCGAACCACATCCTCGACTACACTTTCATCAAGCAGGGGTAAGGAGACTACATGGCGACCAAGACAGTCAAGGTAGCATTCAACACGGAGACGGGAGTGCTGGACATCCAGACCGAAGGATTCCAAGGCAAGGGATGCGAAGCGGTTCACGCAGCCTTCGCAGGTAGCACCCCTAAGAACTTCGTGAAGAAACCGGAATTCAAGCAAGTTCAGCAGAATCAACAATACGCGAGGTAGGCAGTGAGAACAATTCAATTGACTCAGGGGATGGTAGCTTTGGTAGACGATGAAGACTACCCCTCCCTGAGTATCCACAACTGGTTCGCAGATGAAGATAAGAAAAACGGAACTTGGTATGCTAAACGTAATATACCACTTGAAGGTGGCAAGCAAACCACAGTCCGAATGCACTGTGAGATTGCAGGGCAGAAAGGTATAGACCATCACGACCGCAACGGTCTCAACAACCAGCGGTACAATCTGCGCCCTGCCAGTGAAAGTCAAAACGCGATGAACCGGCGCAAACCCCTACGGACTAAATCTTGCACTAGTATTTACAAAGGCGTGTGTAAAGTAGGTAATAGGTGGTACATGCAAATTTATGTCGGAGGTGAGCGAGTAGAGAGAAAGTCATTCACACTTGAAACAGACGCAGCAAAGGCGTATGATGAATCAGCACTTCACTACTTCGGAGAGTTTGCTAGAATAAATTTCCCTGACAACGTCAACGCAGCATCAGCCTGAAAAGGAGAACACTATGGCAACCACTATCGCACGTCGCATTAGAAGGATCGGTCTGCTCCCAGCGGTCAAGAATGAGAAGGGCGTGATCGTTCAGCGTCCACGGGCCGAGGTCACCCCGGAACAGAAGACCAGCATCGTGCAGCAGATCAAAGCTCTGCACTACCAGCGGAGAGACACTGCCAAGAAGAACCCGGCAGCCAAACCGCACCGCCGCTCGAAGGCCCGCAAGTCCGTAGAAAAGAAGGCGGCCTAGCATGAAGACACTCAAGGTATCTATGGATGAGCGTGGAACATTGACCTTCTTGGTCGATGCTGACACAGAGGCTTTGCTCAATACAACCTCTACCGTCATGCGTGCATCTAATGTTCATCCAGCTAATAGAATATTACGCGTCTTGTTTTATGCCTTGCGTACCAAATACGGGGAGAAGGGGCGGGTGGCTCAATTCACCCGCCTCTGGCCCTGCTTGTGGCAGGTAGATTTGTCACCTATAGGTGGCCCGGTGTTGCCTGAGGTATGGCGAGACCGGCAAGCAGCGATTGACGCGGAGGTGGTCTGGCTAAATACCAATTTCATTTAGTTGTTGACAACGCGTACTCGATTCGGTTATTCTGTATGAGTAATCAATTCGTACCACCTGAAAAGGAGACTTACATGACAAATGCAAACCAACCAGATGCACAGGTTATCGACATGACTAGCCTGTCGGCTACTACGATGTTTATGCGGGTGCGGTTCAGCACTCTGGGAAACTCAAAGAAAATTCAGGGGTCTGCGAGCATCCTGAACACGGATGCGGATACTGACAAGCTGGGTGTGTCCGCTACATTGCTGGACTCTCCTGAGTTGGTTGCCATTCGGCAGGCCGATACCTCCTTGAGAAAGTGGCTGAAAAACAATTGCCTACCGTCATTCGACGTGGGCTTTATGATCGTCCCCAACAAACTGTTCAAGGTTACGCGTGCGAAGCTCAACGACTTCAAGACCAACGTGCGCCCGGCCCTTGTCGAAGAGTTCATCAAGGCGTACCCCGACCTCGTGAAGAAGTCGAAGGCGGCACTGGGCAGCCTGTCCGAGGACGACTACTACCTGAGCGTGGAAGAGGCCCGCAAAGCCTTCGACTTCGAGTGGTACGCGGTAGACTTCGGCGTGCCCGGCAAGCTCAAGAAGATCGACGCTGAAGCGTATGCTGAGGAGTTGGACAAGGCCGAAGCGCAGATCAAGAACGCCGCTGTCGAAGTCACCGCCGTCATGCGGCAGGCGTGCTTCGAGTTGGTCAACCACCTCAAGGAACGTCTCGCCCCCGGCAAAGAAGGCAAGCCGAAGATTCTGAAAGAGTCGGCTATCAACAACCTCAAGGAGTTCCTGAACAGCTTCGACCTGCGCAACGTCACCAACGACAAGGCGTTGGCCGGTGAGGTGGCGAAGATCAAGTCCCTGCTGAATGGCACGGACGCGGTTAGCCTGCGCACCAGCGATGAGTTCCGCTCCAAGATTCTCAAGGGGATGGAGAACGTGGCTGGTACCCTTGGAACGATGGTCGAGAACAAAGCAGGCCGCAAGTTCAAAGAAGTCTAGCGGGTGATGACCGCTGACGGCGGGGGAGGGAACCAGACCTCCCCCGAACACCCTAACCCCGCACCACATGGAGGATTCAAAATGATCAAAGCATTCTTCGTACTCGCGTACCTCGCACTCATCCTCGGGCTGGTCTTCTGGCTTGGCCCATTCTGCATCAACTTCGTGCTGCTTCACACGCTGCACCACACCATCCCGTACATCTGGGCATTGCTCCTCGACCTCGTGACGGGCGGCCTCGGCATTCCGGCAGCCATCACCGTCAAGGTGCTGATGCTGCTGGGCGTCATCGCTGGGTAGACCATCAGCGAAGCGGACGGGGGAATTGTAACCCCCGCCTCTCACCACCTCTAACCTGACAAGGAGACCCACATGGCAAAGGCTAAGGTAGCAAAGAAGGCACCGGCACCCGAAGTAGTCAACCCGCTCAACGCGGTCGTGCCCGGCAGCAGCAAGGCGAACTACAACGACAAGGTTGTCGTGATCAAGCGCAGCTACTTCGCGCCCGCGTTCGCAGACCAAGATCGACGGTTCGCAGTCAGCGGTGGGTTTGGATGTCACCCTGAGGCACGCGGTACCGCCGTGTTCGGCAAGTTCGTGCTGGACGGTGAGCGCACGCGAGTTGAACGTTACGACATCGAGGGACTGGCAGCGGTCGTCCCCCCCACCCGCAGCGTAGGAGGCACCCATGAAGAACTTCAGCATCCGTCCTACACTCTTTTGCGTGTTGCAATGCCTTTCCTGCATACACGTATAACATAAGGCCCGGTGTAATCTAGCCGGGCCTTATTCGCTTGACAAGCATCAGCGGTCATGCTACGGTATTGTTGAAAGCTCAGGAGGCGTCAATGCAACACTTCACTTTAGACCAGATCAAGCAGATCATCGTTGCGGTACCTGACGCGTGCAAGGGCAGCAGCAAGCTGTCAGCGGAGCGCAAGCAACTCATGATCCTCGTCACCTTTTGGCACGGACTGCGGGCGTCTGAGACGTGCGCGTTGCGTGGAGAGAACATCAAGCACGGGTACGTGCGTACGCCGCGTCTGAAGGGCAGCAATAGCTGTGCTCAGCCGTATCAGTACCACCCCGATCCTTTGTTGGACGAGTCGGCGGCACTCACTGCGCTATCAGCGAAGGTCGGTGACCGTGAGCTTATCTTCCCGCTGGGCCGTTTCGGGTTCAATGACTTCTTCAAGAAGGCCGTAATTCACGCCGGGCTGAACCCGCTGCTGGCTCACCCTCACGTCCTCAAGCACAGCATCGCAATGGCAACCATCAAGGCAGGTATCGAAGTGACCCGGCAGCGTCTCGGCCACAAGAACTTGTCAAGCACCGGCTTCTACCTGAACATCAGCGAAGAGACGGCAGCTAACCAGATCAACACCTTACTAGGAATCAAGGAGGAACGATGCTAGATACGAGTTCAATAATCAAACGGCTGTTCGCAGTAGAGAAGTTGAGGGACGCCATCCGCGACGAGCTTGAGGCTACGATGTTTGCCAACTCTCCGTTCAAGGTCGGTGACCTCGTGAAGCAGGCAGCCGGTAAGTACAGCCGTGAACGCGGGCCGGGAAGAGTTGTTAGCCTCATCATGCGGCGAGAGCGTAACTACGAGTTCAGCACGAGTCAGGGCAAGGTGATTGACCTTCCCGACACGTTCCATGTCGAAGGATCATGCTATCCGGTCAAGAAGGATGGGGAGACTGCCAAGGTCGGTGAGTTCCGCATCAACGGGGAGAACCTCGTCATGCTCGAACGAGCGAAGGAGGGCTGATATGGCAAGCACACTAGGACAACAATGGGAGACAAACTTCTTCAAAATGCCCGGTGCTGGTGTCGTCCTCAAGGCGTACGATTATTACGACGCGGAGGCCAAGGAGTTCATAGGCTACTCTCACGAGATACGCGATAAGTTCACCACCCCGGTCTGGCGACTGGCAAGTAAGGAGGAAGCGATGGTCAAGACGATGGGCATTCTACTGGAGAAGTCTCTGATGAACTGTCACTGCCGTGGCCTCGACTCCATCGTGATCAAGGACAAGCCCGGCATGGTTCGCATGTTCATCGCCCGGCCTGACCACCAGCTTCACATGAATCAGCGCAACGGTCACCAATGGTCTGTTGCTATGCACCGGCACCACTGCGACATCACCATTCACCCCATCGTGGGTGAGATTTACCAGCTTCAGTTCGGCACTGGTGTCGATGCGGAGCTAGTGGGACTTCGTACGTACGATTATGAGAGTCCTATAGGATCGGGCAAGCCCGGCCACTTCCGCACGATTGACAGCAGCCGCATCCCGATGGCGGTGACGGCGCAGCGACTTACCGGCCCGACCACCCTTAGTGCTGAATTCATGCACACGATCTATGTGCCGTACGGACAGGTGGCAGCGTGGTACATCTGGGAGGGCACAGAGAAACCGAACTACAGCCCCATCGTCTACAGCCCGCGTGACCTCAGCGACTTCGACTTCAGCGAACTGGATCAGCCGATGACGCTGGAACGTCTTACGCAAGACCTGCGCTGGATCGGCGTAGGCCGATGAGCCGGTACTATACAAAGAAGGGTGGACAGCGGGTAGACCTGTCAACCATCAGTGATGATGAGTTGACAGTGATCCGCACCGGCCTAGCAGTCAGGATCGTGCAGGCGCAGAAAGACCTGAACGCATTGAAAGACAACGGGGAGGCAGTAGAGCAGGAGAGACGCGAACGCATCAACGCGAAGTGGCAGAAGCAGCGAGAGGCCCGCGAGTCTCAGTGGAAGCAAAGCAAGATCAGCAAGGTGGTCACTGCAATGAACAGCGGTGGTCGCAAATTCAAAGAGGCTTGACGTATTACGTACGTTGTGGTAGAGTAGTTCATATCAATCTGTGAGGTGCTGGATGGGACTAAGAAAGCCTGATGAAACTCCTGAAGCGTTGAGCAAGCGTTGGAAGCGGGAGAACGGTAGCAACGTTACCCCAGTGCTGCGGCCTGAACTGGTCGTGGTGTCAAAGCACAAGCCGAACTACGTAGGTTCGATGTACCTGCACAAGTTCACCCGCACTAAGAACCTTCGGGAGCGCGTTCAGCTTGCAGTGCGGGCCTTGAAAGACTGGGATCAGCACTTCGACGCTATAGCCTTCAGCGGTATGTCCGGCGCACTCATTGCACCCTGCGTAGCTCTCCGCATGAACAAAGAGATGATCGTGGTGCGCAAGCCAACGGCGACCGGCGCACGAGACAGCCACTCCGATCATTGGATCGAAGGAGACATAGCAGCCCGCAACTACATCATCGTTGACGACTTCATTGACAGCGGTAGGACGCGGGATTACATCAGAGGTAAGATCAGAGAGTCCAACCCTGAAGCAAACTTTCTGGGCGTGCTGCAAGTGAACCACCTTGACAGCCTGACCCTTGACGACTTCGAGCGGAGAGGAACACCTTACCCACTCGCGCAGTAACAGGAGGCATTATGATAAAGTTCAATTTGAAAAAAGCGTTAGCGGGCCGGAAGCTAGTCACTCGTTCTGGCATCGAAGTGGATCAGATCGCCCACTTTCCAACCAAGGTGTTGTACCCTGTGGTGGTTCACCTAAAGGGGTATGACTCTGTGTACCAAGTCGATGAGGACGGTACAGTTCCAGAGAACAGCTACTTCACGTACGGGTCTGGTACGCGCAAACGGAGTGACTACGATCTGTTCATGGTTCCCAACAAGCGGACGGTTTACGTGAACGTGTACCAAGATCGACTCGAAGCGGGTGTGTTCAGCGTTCTCGAAGATGCTGAGGTGAATGCCGACCATAACACTATGCAGGTCATCGCACGCGCCGTACCGATTGTTGTAGAAGAGTAGTATTCAACATTCACGAATTTTGAACAAACCCGCAAGGGAGAAAGCCAATACTGAGGAACTAAATGAATGACACAATCCGAGTTGAACCAGAAGTTCTCCACGCCCTTGAAGGCAGGCTATGGCGCGTTCATGCTTGCAGCAAGTACAGGCTACTTCGGATTTGAGGGGAAGGTCACACCCATCCTCAATCCGTACACCCGCAACCCGTACGCGTCCTTGTGGCAACGAGGATGGGACAGAGCCAAGTCGGACTACGAACGTGACCGACCAAGCAACCCCGAGCAGTTCATCGACAACCGGCGTGTGAGCGACTACGCCAAGGAACGGCAGCAGTCTCAGCAGAAGAAGCAGAAGGCGCAGCAGACGTTCAGGAAGCAGAAGCAAGGCAAGCAGAAGGGTAACGCGGTTCCGCGTCCCCCGTATCGGCCTTCGCAGAAGCCCCTGACCCCGGCTACGCCAGCCAATCTTGAGCGGCTGAGCAACAAGCTGACCAAGAAATATCAGACGGTGATCTAATGCCAAAGTCTAAGAGAGAAGTCGAGAAGCCAAAGAAGGGCAAACCGGAGACCAAGGGAAAGCTAAAAGGTAAAACCAAAACGGCTACTCCTAAACCGTCTCCAACGCCAACGGCCAAGACCGAAACCAAAGCTCCGCGCAACCCTCTCTTAGACCTGTTAGGCGAGTACGTCCGGTACTACTGGGAAGGATGGCGGGTGGGGACTCTGGTGGAGGTCACCAAGACTCACACCCGCATCCGTCCTATCGGTGGTATAGGTAGCAAAGAGAAAGACTGCATCAAGGTTCCGTTCGATAGCATCAAGAGGCTTGACGAATGAGGAGGATCACAACCATGACACTAGCGACCGCCGTAGCACTGCTTGCCGTGTGGCCTTTCCATCACAAGCCAGCACCGGCCCCCTTACCTGACGCGCCACTGGCCGCCACCCCAACCCCGGCTACCCCGTTGCCGGATATGCAACCTTTCTTCGACAACATCATCGCGCACTGCAATGTGGTGTCTGAAGACCCAATCACTATCATGTTCCTTGCCGACGACGGTACCTTTCAGATCGGCCCTGACTGCTTCTCGGCGTTTCAAGCATGGCACGCTTTGAAACCTGCAAGACCTTTGCCGGTAGCTTGAGGCAACCTATGGTTGACAGGTTGCATCTAATGTAGTAAAATGGAAAGTCAGGAGTTCAAATGAGTTTAGATTCATTCATCAACAAGTGGGGTGGTTGGTCGGAGGAGTATACCTTCTACGACGGGGAAATAACTCTACGTTACGATCCGAAAGAGCACGTCTATCTCCTTGTCACTGAGGATGGAGAACTGGAAACCCAGAAGGGCGTAACAAATGTATGCCATATCATTGACAAGTCGGATGCTCTAGTACCGTGGGGAGCGAAGATGATGTTTCAGAAGCTCATGCGTACTATCCCGGTAACCGAAACTGCGGGAGCGTACATATTCTCGCATGATCAGCTTGAGAAGTGGGCATTAGAGGCTAAGTCTGCACACCAAGAGAAACTTGAGGAAGCAGGCGCGATTGGACATATCGCACATAACTGGGTAGAGCAATTCATCAAACTGCTTCTAGCTAAGAAGCACGACGACGCGTTCAATCTCGCTCAAGCACTTCCTGAGAACGAGTACGCAAGGAACGCCTGCGTTGCTGCGTTGGATTGGATGGCCGCCCATAACGTAGCTTGGATTGAGACCGAGCGTAAGATTTACAGCCGCAAGTATAAATACGCAGGAACGACTGACGGAGTAGCGTGGGTGAGTTCTTGCGGAAGCACTCACTGCCAAGGTTGCCGAGGCAGAAAACCGTGGAAGGATCACCTGACAGTTGTGGACTGGAAGACATCCAATTACCTGTATCTGGAGTATCTGTTCCAGACTGCGGCGTATTTGCAAGCAATCGTGGAAGAATTTAGAAAGGTAAGCAATGGGAAGGCTTAGGGATTTGGCGGGTCAGAAGTTCGGTCGCATGACTGTTATATCTCGACAAGGTAGCACTGCCGCGAACAAGGCTATTTGGCTGTGCAAGTGTGAATGCGGCACCACAAAAACGGTGAGAAGTGAAAACCTCATAACCGGCAATACCGTTAGTTGCGGGTGCCTTCGCCGTGAGAATTCGCACGAAGCTGCAAAAGCCATGCACGCTGCCAACATGAAGCCAATAGAGTCTGCTCGCAATCGTGTAAAGTATCAGTACGAACATGGAGCTTACTTACGTAACCTAGACTTTTTTCTGTCCGAGGCAGAGTTTGACGACCTGATCTTAGGGTCATGCTTCTATTGCGGAACCAGAGATTCAAACGTATCGAGAACAGCTTCCGGTACCTTTGAGTATAGCGGCATTGACCGCGTTGATTCCAAGAAGGGATATGAAGTAAGCAACTGTGTATCGTGCTGCAATACGTGCAACATGATGAAAAAGGCAATGAGCTTTGCAAAGTTCATAGTTCATGTAAAGAAGATATACAACCACATTGGAGGAATCTTCCCATGAGTAATGAGCTAATCGAAGCAGTAAACCGACCCGGAGTGACTTTAGATCGTTGGATCATTCGACTGGGCAAAGAAGATGGCGAGTTCGACCCTTGGTACTTGCCGCCTGAGACGTTTGACTCGGACTTCGGCGGATTCGTCATGTGCCTAGACCTCACCCGGCGCGTGGAGCAACTGAAGCAGCGTATCGCGGACGTGAAGGCTGGCATCCGGGCGGCATACCGCGAGGAACGTAGGATCGCTAGGGAGGCCAAGGACGCGTTGCTGGCAAAAGAACGTGCCGAGGCCAAGGCCAAGAAGCAGGAAGAGCGCCTAGTGGCCTTAGCGGGCGATTGCGGGGCATCTAAGAAGGGCTATAAGGGGTTCAAGAAGCCGAGTTGCAAGACAAACGAAGGCGGCCCGTGCCGGTACTGTGCCGGGGTCTGGGCCGAAGCGCAGATCAATCCGCCCAAACGGGCCAAAAAGGGATCGGCCAAAGTGCCGGTCGCAAAGGTCGTAGAGAAGAAGGTGGACGCCAATGCTATCAGCAATTTGGAGGCTATTGCGAACCGGCCAAAGGATCGGCCAAAGACTGCTTCAGTCAGTCCCGCCAATGGATCGGTGGGCACTCCTGATCGCATCACTTCTATGCTTGCTCGTGAAACTCGGTCTAGTGGTGGTCTTTTAGGGAGGTTTCGCTAATGGCAAAGCAATACGTGGTAACTGAGGAAGAGTTCATGTCTCTTATCGAGAGCCTTGAACTGGCTGCCTTACGCAAGCACAACATGCTCCGTGACGATATGACTAAACCGCCGTCATGGGACGACATCCACCGCAGCTTCCACTATGTCGTGGTTCGCTGGGTTCAGAAGATGGGATTCGCAGCCCACCGAGGCTAAGGAGGCATCATGAAAATTCAACACGTAACTGAAGCAACTGGGACGCAGCGTGAGTGCGCTGTCTGCAACAAGCCTGCCACCAAGTTCGGATTCGCGTCCGACCAACGGGGGCAGAAAAACAAGTCGAGCCGCACACCTCTCTGCGAGGCGCACGCGGTCGTGACTGAGTGATGCAGTACGAGTATTGTGTTCAAGACCACGGGTTCACCGGAACCGGCATCCACGTAGACACCATGCTCAACAACATGGCGTCAAAGGGATGGCGTCTGGTAGCCGCAGTTCAACGAGTGGGCAACGGATCAGACTGCATTCGCCACTTCTTTGAGCGTGAGAAATCTCTTGACAAGTCACCGTTGAGTGTGGTAGCATAATAAAGTGAATCCTTTGCCCTACTTGAATCATCAAATCTATAGGGTGTAAATTTATGAACAGAACAGGAAGTAAGCCTAAGGTTTGTGAACACGGCAATCTCGGAGCTTCTAAATGTACGGAATGTCGCAGGAAGTGGAGCAGTAAATATTACCAGACTAACCGGAAAGCATGTATTGCGTACACAGAGGCAAAGCACGCAGAGCGGCGTAATAAGCTAAAGGATTGGATTGCAGACACCAAACAAAAAGTAGGGTGCATCAAGTGTGGTTTTTCCAATCCCGTAGCTTTGCAGTTTCACCATCGAGACCCGAGTAGCAAGGTGTTTTCTATAGGCAATTTCGTAAGACGCTGGCATAGCGTGGAAGAGATAGCCGCTGAGATGGACAAGTGTGATGTTATTTGTGCCAATTGTCACCTCATCTTGCACCATGAAAAACGGCACAGTAAGTCAAAGTAATTCACAAAGGAGAAGCATGAGCAGTGAGCTTGCAATCGTAGGACAAAACACGGGACTAGCTCCCGCAGGTATGGGGTATAGCGGAGCATCGCGCCTCTTTGATTTGAAACCGGCAACCCTTAGCATTATCCAACCAAGCTCTACCCTTGAGGGTGGGGTAAAGGGAAAGCTAATCATCGACGGCGATGTTGACTACATGTTTAGTGACATGCGCGTTACGCTTTTGGCAGAACCTACGGAGCACCGCCAGTATTATGTTGGAGAGCCGGGGGAGTTGAATAGATCGCCCGACAATCTGCATTGTTTCTGCAACGCGGTGACACGGCAGTATGATCCAGAAATCAATCGGGAAGTGGAAACGAGTGAGCCTGACGCTAAGGCCAAGTATCCGCAGGCACCATCCTGTAGGAACTGCCCTAAGGGTTCGTGGGCGCAGTTCCGAGCCAAACAGGACAAGGGTATTCAAACGACTAAAGCAGACATACCCCAATGTGAGCTTTCCTACAAGGCTGTCCTCATTGACACCGTGTATAAGATGCCGCTGAACCTGTACGTCCGCTCGACCCTCAAGGAGGGATTCGAGAAGGCCATGAAGCGTCTTGCACGCAAGCTCGAACTGCGCTCTGCTGTGACCGGCGTTGCGCCCAACATCTTCGACGTGAGCTTCAAGCTGACAACGAAGCTGGTGGAGAAGGGCAAGTACAAGTTCTACATCCTTGAGTTCTCGGACTTCGAGGGTGTTGAGGACGAAGACCGTATCGCGTTCGGTGCTATGTTCCAGAAGTTCGCGGAACAGGTCGAACGCCGCGCTAGTGCTGCCGATGCAGAGCCGATTGCTAACGCAGTCGTTGACGCAGAGCAAAGCATTGACGAGGCCGTTACTGGCGATGCTGCGAACACTGTGACCGGCACTGTTGACACCACCTCAGAAGTGGTGGATGCAGAGTACGAAGACACGGTGAAGCTGTAAACCAACTGAAGAGCCGGTGGGAACCTCCCCTTCAATGGAGGAGGCCCACCGGCATTAGATCGGAGCATCATGCCAAGAGCAACTGTGAAGAAGCCCACGTTCGGGCTTACCATCGACATCAACAAGCTCCAACTCAACGTTGAGATTGAGAGCGACACATTCGAGACCGCCGTAACCGCAGCCCGTGCTTTGAAGGTCAAAGACCTGATTGAGCTTCCTGCTGACGTGACGATCAATGACGACGAGGGAACTTCTCTCGTAGGCGTATACAAATACTAAGGAGCCAAGCATGAGGATCGAAGAGTATCTGGACGTAGACAAGCTAATGAAGTACATCGAGGACGGTATCGTGGACGAGCGCAAGCACCCGAACCTGCCCCTAACGATCCTGTGCTACTCACGCCGGGCCACGTATGAAGACATATGGGACGAGATTACGACTCGCTGTAGAGGTCTGATCGTTGCTGACGATGGGACTATTGTGAGCCGTGCGTTTGAGAAGTTCTTCAACATCGACACACTCGACAAACCCGAGACGCACATCACCAACCTGCCGACGACGCAGCCTATGGTGTTCGACAAGCTGGATGGAAGTCTGGGCATCCTGTACGAGTGGAAGGTTGGCGGAGAGACCGCTGTGTCCGGCATCGCATCCAAAGGTTCGTTCACGTCTGATCACGCGAACTGGGCGACCACTTGGTACCTGAAGAATTGCAAGAACCCGCAGTGGCCTGCTGGCTATACGCCTGTGTTCGAGATGATCTGCCAGTCGGTTCAACGCCACGTCGTCTACTACGATATGCCTGATCAACTGATCCTGTTGGCCCTGATCAACACTGAGACCGGCGAAGAGGCTTCGTACAACGAGGTCTATTACTACGCTGGTCTGAACGGACTGAAGGCTGCTGACCTATTCGCCAAATCGGTAGGCGATGTGATCGAAGAAGACCGCGAGAACAAAGAGGGCTACGTGTTGTCATGGCCGCGTGCCGGGCAGACTCCTCTGAAGATCAAGGTCAAGCATGAGACGTTCCTGAAGTTACAGAAGATCGTTCACGCCGCTACACCTAAGGCCGTCCTCGAAGCTCTGGTTGCCAAGGACTTCAACACCATCGACACGTGGAAGGCAAGCGCGGCACCTGAGCTTGCTGAGTTCGTGGAGAGATGGTCGAACGCTCTGTGCGAAAGCTACGGACGCGTACTGGCAAAAGCCAAGCGTATCGTGGACGCCGGGCTGATGAGTCATCAAGGCAACCGTAAGGAAATTGCTGCATATTTCTTACAGCCGGACAATCGGTACTACTCGAAGATTTGCTTTACTATGCTGGACGGTAAAGACCCGAGCAGACCCGCATGGGCACTTGTGCAGGACGAGTTCAAGGATGAACTGACTCGCCCTGTCATGGGTGATCCGTACGACGACGACGCGGACGAAGTGGAGAGGCGAGACGGTAACCCTGACTCGTACCACCCGTCCGTTGCTGAAATGGATCGCATCAACAAGGAGGCCGCTTGCCAGTTATAGACGAGACGACGCCACACAGACCTAACTTCGGTGTAGAGCCGGACATCAACATCTGCACCATTTGTAACCGAGAGGATGAAAAATACCATCCTCACAACCCGGTGCTCGTGCCGCTCATTGCCGTTGACTTCGACGGTACATGCTGCAACATGGAGTTCCCGATGATCGGTGCGCCTAAGCCCGGCGTGAAGGAAGCACTCACTCGTTTCCGAGAACTCGGATACCAGATCATGATTTGGACGTGCAGGACATCGCACTTCAACTATGACGTGTTCGGCGGTGATCCACGCCAGCCGACGATGGAGCGCGACCGCGTGAAGGAGATGGTCGCGTGGCTTGACAAGCACGAGATTCCCTACGATGAAGTCGATGACGGTTCGCGTGGCAAGCCCGGCGCAGACTTCTACATTGACGACAAGGGTATCCGCTTCGATGAATCACTTGGCTACAACTGGGCGACGATTACGCAGTTCGTGGAGAGCAGGACGAAAGGGAAGTAATGAAGACACCAACGCCCACGGTCATCGTGGGCACTGTTGTTGCTGGTGAGGCCAACAAAGCCAAGAAGCAACTAGAGACTCTGATCAAGACCATCGACCAGTCGAACTTCGACATCGCTGAGCTTTGCTTCAACATCAAACGGAAAGGATTCTTTCACCCGTTCACAACATTTCAGGACTACTACAAGACCCTGAAGATCAAGCCTCGCAAGATTCAGTACCTCACGAAGATGGCCGAGGTGATGCACGCTGTTGGCATTCCGCGTGATAAGTACGAGCCTTTGGGCATTGCCCGGATGCGTGAGATTACCTCACTCGACCCGGACGCCGAATGGACGAACCCCAACACGAAGGCAGTGACTCCAATGAAGGAGTTCATCACTGGGTTCGTAGAGGCTGGCGAGTCTATCACGACTGAGCAACTGAAGCAGAACGTGAAGACCTTGAAGGGTCTGACTGGCGAGAACGACATCGTGTGGTGGAACGTACCGTTTACGCGTTCTGCATTCGAGAACACCATCACTCCTGCATTGGAGTTGACACGCGCCAACATCGGTTCCGTGGGCAAGGATGACGAAGGCGTATCGAAGGACGCCAGTGACGCTACCTGTGTGGAAGCGTGGGCCGCCGACGTACTGGCCGACCCAAGCAACAAAGCCGGAGAGTACGCCACGGCTGAGGAGGAAGACAATGACGAACCCGTTGATACCGATGAGTGATCTATCGTTCTCTGAGATGGCCCGCTGTAGCGCCTACGGGCTGCTGGTGCTCGTCGGGCTGATCGGGCTAGGCTACCTATGCCCACTCTACCCGCTGTCCCTCCTTGGGGCTGCTATGGCCGGTGGCGTGGGTGGTTTTCTGTTCGGACGAGAGTACCAGAAGCGCGACGAGGAGGAACTATGAAAGAATGGTACGGTGTTGATTTTGACGGCACGCTTGCTGAGTACCACGGATTCAAGGGAGCCGGTGTATTAGGTGCGCCCATTCCCCTGATGGTCAACCGTGTGAAGAAGTGGCTGGCCGAAGGTAAGGACGTGCGTATCTTTACGGCACGGGTCTGGCACCCGGACATCACTAGCCGTGTTTCTGAGCACGAGTACAATACTCGACTCTCTGAAGCTCGTGCTGCCCGTGCTGCAATCAAGGCGTGGTGCATTGAGCATGTAGGTCAAGAACTTCCTATCACCTGTGAGAAAGATTATGGGATGATAGCCCTTTACGATGACCGCGCTGTGCAAGTCATCAAGAACACAGGCGTGCTCATGGAAGACCTAGCTGATCGCATTGCGCTGAACCTTGTGAAGAATGGGAAGTATGCCCCCTTTACCAACTAAAGTATCGCGTGCCTGCTATCGACGGGATGGGTGGAAGTGCCGACACTGCTCAGATCGTAATGGCATTCACCCGCACCACATCATCGAGCAGAGTAAAGGCAACAAAGGTACCGACGAACTGAACAACCTACTGACGCTATGCGCCGGTTGCCATCGAGCTTTTCACGATGGGTTTCTCGACATCATCGTCGTGACCGTGCTTACGTCCGATGTGATCGTGCAGTTCATTCGTAAGAAGGGTTGGAAGCCGTGTTGAAATATAAGAAGTCAGAGGATCGTGAGCACGTACACAAACAACAGTTAGAAAGCTACCATCGGAGGCGTGCTGAAGAGCCAGAGCGCATGAAAGTTTTGGCGAGAAGAAACTACGTAAAGACCATGTATAACGTAGATGCCGCGACAATGGAAAGCAAACTAAAAAGTCAAGGCAATAAATGTGATGTTTGTGGCGACAATCTGACCGTCCCATTTGTAGACCACAACCACGCCTGTTGTCCGGGCGGAAAATCATGTGGAAAGTGTGTCAGAGGTCTGTTATGTCGATCCTGTAACATGCTGCTGGGATTTGCCAAGGATGACATAGACATACTTACTCTTGCTGTGAAATACCTAAGGAAGTTACTCATGCTCAGACCTTATCAAATCGAGCAGCATAAAGCAATCGTAACTAACTACGACGCAGGTGTGCGCCAACAACTAATTTCTGCCGCCACAGGTACAGGTAAGACTCATGTGTTCTCGCGCCTTCCTGAGCTTATGAGAAGTCGCCTACCCGGACGGATGTTAGTTCTGGCACATCGAGACGAACTTCTTGAGCAGGCCATTGAGGACATCAAACAAACTAACCCAGATTTGACCGTGACTAAAGAGAAGGGAGCAGAGATTGCGGATGTGAATGCTGATGTCATTGTAGGATCGGTGGCAACTCTGGGTCGCAAAGATAGTGAGCGTGCCTTACGGTTCCCTTGGAAGTCTATAACGACGGTCGTAACCGACGAAGCACATCACTCAACTGAGGCATCCTACAACAACATCTATGAGCTTGCTGATGTGTTGCGTCCTGACACACATAAGCTGCATACAGGATTTACTGCGACACCCCAGAGAGCGGATGGAAAAGCACTAGCTAAGGTATATCGGAAGATCGTACATGAGTACGGATTACGCCGAGCAATTGAGGAGGGATACCTAGTCGAGCCTGTGGGAATTCGCGTGTGTACTAACACGTCACTCGAAGGTGTGAAGATGTCTGGAGGTGACTTCTCTGCCGACTCTCTGGCGGAAGCAGTCAACACCCCACAACGCAATCAACTTGTAGTGAAGGCGTGGTTAGATAGTGCAAAAGGTAGACCTACAATTGGGTTCACTGCTAACATCCAGCACGCCGTTGACTTAGCGGCTATGTTCGTCCACTACGGAGTCAAGGCTGAGGCTGTATGGGGCACTGACCTTGACCGCAAGGATAAAGTTGCCCGTCTCGAATCAGGGGAGACACAAGTTCTTCTGAATTGCTCTGTACTGACTGAAGGTTTCAACTGTCCTAAAATAAGTTGTGTGTTGTTAGCTGCGCCTACAAAGTCTGGAGTAAAATTCTGTCAGATGTGTGGACGCGGTACTAGGTTGTTCCCCGGCAAGATTGACTGCCTCGTCATAGATGTTGTCGATGCTAGCAAGCGCAATACGCTGCTGACCCTGCCTACGCTAATGGGGCTAGGAGCCGAGCTTGACTTGAAGGGAAAGGGAATCCTATGGGCTGTGAAACAACTAGAAGAGGCTGTCAAGAATAACCCGCACATCGACTTTACGCAGATCGGGGACATAACAACTCTAAATGCGTATATAGAAAAGGTAAGCCTGATGAAGGTTTGCTTTGCTCCTGAGGTCGAGGCAAACTCTGAGTTATGCTGGATGCGTTCACCAACTGGAGGCTTCGTGCTCTTGCTTCCTGAGAAGGATGACCAAGGCAGGCCGACCGGAGCAAAGATCACTATTGAGCAGGATTTGCTTGACAAGTGGATCGTATCTGGTAAAGTGAATGGAGTGAAGTACAGAGGCGAACGCGATACGGTAGGCGAGATATTCCAAGTCGCTGATGACCTGATCGCGGACAAGGCTTCTGATGCGTTGAAGGTTCTGCAACGGAAGGCTTGGTGGCACGATGCACCGGCCACTGAAAAACAGATTCAAGCCCTGAAGCGTTTAGCTCCGGGCAAGGCAATACCGAAAGACCTTGATAAAGGCACTGCATCGCAGTTGATTGGCGCATACAAGGCTAATCGCTAAGGAGGCATTATGGCTGCTGAGATTTACAACATGAATGATTTCCAGTATCAGAGCATGTATCGTCTGGCGAACCTCGAACACCAACTCCTCATGAGCATCGACGTGAAGGAGGAGGATGACGAGCCGACCAAGGCCCGCTTGACTACCAACCGGGAGAAGTGCTATGATTTAGTCGGACTCGGGTTTGTTGAAGACAAGACCGGCGACTTCGCTGAGCAGATCACGGCCAGTGCTATGAAGATCGGAAGAGGGTACCGCGTGTTCCTTCCTACTCCGATGGGCCAACAGATGTTTGCAGAGACAATGCTCAACCGGCCTAACTAACCACTCAATGCGTAGGATCGCCATTCGCTGAGGAATCATTGACTGGCGTGGTATAATGGATATATGAAAACAGGAAAGTACCGACAGTATCCAATACCAGTGCAGGACTTGATTGCTACGCAGGGCAAGAAGTATTGCGGAAGGTGCAATACGGTAAAGAATGCAACCGAGTTCGCTAAGCGAAAAAACACCAGTTGTGGGTTATCTTCATGGTGCGTGACTTGCAATCGTCAGTACGATAAAGACAACCTAACACGATTCAGAAGGAAAAGGATAGACAGGTATTACAAGAACGCGTATGGAATTTCGTACAGAGACTTTTTAGCTGTAGTGTACAAGCAACAAGGCTTATGCGCTATTTGCGAGGTCTTCATGGATGAGCCTCATCTCGATCACTGTCACATGACGGGAAAGATCAGGAGTGCTCTATGTCATAAATGCAACGTAGGGATCGGGCACTTCCTCGAAGACCCGGCACTGTTGCTCAAAGCTGCTCAGTATCTTGGAGGGTTCAATGGATAACAAACCGCAGCATCATAAAGTTCCGGTAATTCGCATCAAGGCAATCGACACCCACCCTAACGCCGATAACTTAGAAATTGTGCGGCTTGAGGGATACCAACTTGTAGTGGGTAAAGGTCAGTTCAAGGTGGGAGATTTGGCCGTTCAGGTATACCCAGATTCTATCGTGCCTCAGGCACAACCTTTTGCGTTCTTGTGGGAAGGTCACATCGGACTTGACGGCACTGTGCCGATGAAGTACCGGCGCGTGACTGTTCGCAAGTTCCGCAAGGAATGGTCAGAGGGCTTGCTGCTTCCCATTCGTGAGTTCGCCATCGACATCACCAGTAACGACACAGAACAGATCGACGCCGGGCTTGCTGATGGCAAGGGTGATTTCGTGACGGTAACCGCAGGCGACGACATCTCTGAATTGCTTGGGGTAATTCACTACGACCCTGACGTTCACGCGTCCAATGCTCCGACCGCTGGTGGTGTATCAGTCAAGGGGCCGAAGCACAAGGGACGGTACCCACGCTCGATCCTCGGATGGATCAAGTTCATCTGGCGTGCTCTCACCGGGTCTGGCAAGCTGAAGGTCGAAGACGTTCCGTTCCATGTGCCGACATACGATGTCGATGCGCTGAAGAACTACAAGAATGCGTTCGACAACCTGCAAGGCGTTGACCGGGCTGTGCTGACTGATCCTGTGACGGTCGTAGTGACCGAGAAGGTTCACGGCAGCAACGCACGCTTCGTCTACCTCGACGGCGAGATGTATGCCGGGTCGCGCCAACTGTGGAAGGCAAAGGATTCCAACTGCGTGTGGCGCAAGGCTCTCAAGCAGAACCCTTGGATCGAAGACTGGTGCAAGGAGCATGAGGGGTTCGCGTTGTATGGCGAGGTCACACCGACACAGGGAGGATTCTCGTACGGGTGCAAGGATGGGGAGGTCAAGTTCTTCTGGTTCGACATCTACACGCCGGGCAAGGATTGGGTAGATTACGACGACTACGGAACGTACGGGATCAACGAGGCCATCGGCAAGTACATGGTACCGCTGCTCTACTACGGCCCGTACAACTTCGAGAAGATCAGCAAGCTGGTCGATGGCACTTCCATCGCTGCTGGCGGTAAGCACATCCGTGAAGGCGTAGTGATACGCACGGCACGAGAGGTCTCGCAACGTGGTCTGGGCCGCACTCAACTGAAGATCGTATCGAATACGTTTTTAGAAAAGGACAATAAGTAGCCAGTATACGAGGCATTTGGGATGGAGGAGTCCTGAATGCCTCGTATAGTAGGCAAGGAGGAAATCATGGGGCCAGAGCATCATTTGAACCACGCGGCAAACACACTGGGCAGGACGTATGAATACCTGCGCAAGAATCTCTTAGGAGACGGCAGCCGTTCGGACGCGTCTGACATTATCCTGATCGCGCAGGCCGCCGTCAACGCTGAGTACAACCTGCACGACGCTGTGCGTATCTACAAGGAAACGCATCCACCATATTCGGCCCGGTAGTTTAGTTGGTAAAACGGCAGTCTCCAAAGCTGCTTTCTGGGGTTCAAATCCTCACTGGGTCGCCATAACATTCGGAGGTACTATGTTCGCAAACTGGTTGAGAAGTAAACTACCGCACAAGGAAATCGGGTGGAAGGATATTGGTGAAGAGTTCACACGATATGCCATCTTCCGTGGGAAGCACTTCAACGTATACCTGCACCGTCTGTACGCGCCTAACGAGGCACCTGAGTGTCACGACCATCCGTGGGGCTTCGCTACGATCCTCCTGTGGAACGGATACCGTGAGTGGATCAACGGTAAATGGCACCGACGCTGGCCCGGCATGGCTATGCTGAGGTATGCCACTGACACGCACAACGTCACCACGCCGTACGGTGTTAGCTGGTCTCTGATCGTCACCACCAAGAAGACGCGTGACTGGAGCTTCAAGAAGTGCGAGGCGTAGCATGACGCAGGACGAAGAGATAGCGATGCTGAAAGCTCAGGCCGAGCGCATAGAGAATAGCATGGTAGGAATTCACTTCTTGCCAAGCAGTGCTAAGCGTTTGAAGAGGATCATAGACTGCCTAACCGTTATCGGGCCTGAGTGGATGCTTGACAAGTAGTATATTCTGTAGTAAGATAGGGATAATGAGCAACCAAATCGAAGCAAAGGATTCCCCTGCACTTCAGTTCGTGATTTCGCAGGGATGGAAATGGCGGTACGTTGTAGACCCGAAGATTGAACTGGAAGTCTGCCCGTACTGCAAGAAGGACAACTACCACTGCGTCATGGAACTGCACGCGCAGAGTAGCGAGTTGAAGAACCGGGATGGGCTACACGTCTGCGTAAAGTGCGGCGAGGGCGGCAACCTGTACTCGCTCAAACAGAAGCTAGGCTTCGTTGTTCCGAATCTGGAGTCCCGCAAGGATGCGGGCGGTAACAAAGAGATTGAACCTCTGCCTAACACAGAGGAGTGTCATCAGGCGTTGCTGGCCGATGAAGATGCTATGGACTACTTGATCAACGGTCGAGGGTTCAGCATGGACATCATCAAGCAACAGAAGATCGGACTGGTCGCTAAGCGATTCTTCCGTGAGTGTGGTGAGGTCAAGGCGTTGGTGTACCCGTACCTCGTGGGCGGCAACACTGTGTTCGTCCACTACCGCACGCTGCCTACGATGCCGCTGTCCGAAAACAAAGTGGTGAAGGCTTTCAGTTCACCGAAGGGATGGGACGCACCGCTGTACAATGGGGAGATTCTGAACTTCCCCGGCGTCACCGACGTGACGTTCGTAGAGGGGGAACCCAATACGATTGCTGCAATGGACAATGGCTTACCCGGCTTCTGCGGCATACCCGGCGCAAACTTCAAGAAGGCGGAGTGGATCGACTCGCTCGATAAACTGGAAAGGGTGTACATCTGCTATGACAAAGACAAGACGGGTCAGAAGGCTGCTCAGGAACTTGCGAACCGAATCGGCATCGAGAAGTGCTGGAAGATTACTCTGCCGGACTTTCAGGTTACTACCGAAGACGGAAAAGTTCGCTCAGGCAAAGACCTAAACGAGTGGTTCACTCAGGGCGGCGGTGACGCAGAGCAGTTCGAGAAGCTGAAGCAGGATGCTGTACTCTTCGACGTTGCCGGTGTCGCGTCTTCCAAAGATGCTGTGCAAGAGTTCTACGAAGAGTTGACCACCCACGGTGTCGAACCGAAGTACAAGACTCGCTGGGCCACGTTGAATACGCTTGTGGGATTCGATGAGGGAGATGTCATCGACATCCTCGCACCTGAGAAGGTTGGCAAGACTACGTTCGCCATGAACATCATGGAAGACGTGATTGACGCCTATGGCGAGGACGGAGTGTTCATCTGTCTGGAGATGACCCGAGCACGTATGGCCCGCAAGTGGATCGCGTACAAGGCGCAGATCGCGGACAACATCCCGCGCAACCCTGTCGAAGCTGAAGCACTCAAGCACGCGTTCCTCACTGCTGTTCCACTTGTGCAGAACGCATCTGCAAATCGAGAGGGTGACTTCTACTTCTGCTATCCGAAGTACAAGACGGTGGACGACATCTACGGCCTGATGCGTGATTGCATTCGCCGGTACGGTGCGAAGTGGATTTGCATTGACAACATCCAACGGTTGTGCGATACGACGTTGGGAGACAAGGGCCGGACGCAGCACCTCTCGGAGATAAGCAAAGTAATCTCCCAGATCGCTAAGGACTACAACGTTCAGATCATCCGTATCCTGCAACCGCACCGCATCAAGGCGGGCGCACTGGCTACGAGCGACAACGTTGACGGCGCATCTCAGATCGGCAAGGACTGCGACTGCATGATGGTTCTGCATCGTGAGCGTACTGGCGGGGAACTCACTGCCCAAGACGTGAAGGATATGGGATACGTGTACGAGGAAACATCGTTCGGAGACGAAATGGTCGTGACCGTGGGGTTGAGTAGGTATAGTGGGGGCGGAAGAACGACCTTGCATTATAACGGCGCAACGAGTACAATAAGCGAGAACAACGAAGGCCAGATCGCAAAGATGAAGGCAGTGGCTCAGAAGAACATTGGCTACGAGCAACAGTTGAATAAGCTGAAGGCCGTAGTGAAACCGAAGACAGAGACGACTACGGTTGCTGTGCCGACCGACAAGCCTACGGATGTACCGGATACGGATGAAGAGGTGGTAAAACTGTGAGAAGACTAGAGCACATCAAGCATGTCATGAAGCTGGAAAAGCCTAAGACTGTTGAAGACCTGCTGATCCGTTGTGGACTGACATTGAAGTTCATCGGTGACGGCGGCTTTCGTGTGGTGTTCAAGATTTCCGGCACCGGCCTTGTCGTCAAGGTTCCGATGACGGAGATGGATCAGGCCGAGCTTGGTCACAACTACGCTCACACGCCTATCATCCACGCTAAGACAGAGTGGAGCTATCGCAAGAAGGTGATGCGCGAAAAGAAGTACGAGTTCTTCCGACCGTACATGCCTGCGCTTCATTGCCTCGTACCTTCAACCGGCGTGTTGCTGGCCGACTACTACCGACCGCTGCCGTATGCGCGTACTAAATACGATGCTGAGATTGATCAGATTATCGGCAGCTTGGCCGCCATTGGAGTGAACGATGGTGATGTTGCTAAGGACAAGAAGGATAACTACGGTATTTCCAGTGACGGACAGTTGAAGATTATTGACTTAGGTTGCTTCGGAGGAGAGTTGGAGTAAGCTGTGAGTAGGCCATTGTCGGCCCCTGAGAGGGCCAAGGACGCACGTTTGCGCCGGGAGTATGGGATTACCCTACCGGAATACAATCGCGTCCTCAGGGGGCAGGATTCGCGTTGTGCGATATGCCAGATGCCCCTCGCGGAATCGAAGACGGCGTTCGCTGTAGACCATCACCACAAGACGGGCCTCCTGAGGGGGCTGCTGTGCTGGAAATGCAACCGGGCCATCGGAGCTTTCCAGAGGTTCCACCCGGAAGCTGCGGAGTTGTTCATAGCTGCCGGTAAGTATTTTGCCGAATCGACCTTCACGAAGTTTCTGGGCCGGGTGGTTATCACGGCACCGGGGAAAGTAGGAAGTAAGAAGCGGAGGAAGTTGCTGACCGCTCTGAATAAAAAGTGAGTGACTAAGACCTGTACGGAGTGTGACCTAAAAAAATCAACAAAGGACTTTCATACCAAAGCCAGAGGTAAGTACGGAGTGGCAGCTAAGTGCAAAAAGTGCGTCAGCTTGAAGACTCAAGTATGGAGACAAAAGAATCTAAGTCGCGCAAAAAAAGCAATCAAGGATTGGCACAAGCAGCATCCTGAAAGAGTCAGAGAGATAGCCCGCGCAGGGTACCATAGAAATTTAGAAAAGGAACGCTCTCGGAGTCGCGCTAAACGAACAACAGAAAAGGGACGCAAGCAGGCTAACGAACGGCAGTCAAGGTACAAAGTTCGTAACAAGTGGAAGCTGTTGGCACGGAGGTACAATACCTCAGAGGAGTTTTTGAAGGGTTTGATGCGGGCGCAGAAAAAATCCTGCCTTGTATGCAATAGAGACATCAAAGATAGGTTTCACGTAGACCACGACCATGCGTGTTGCCGCCACACTAAAGGTTGCTGCGGTAAGTGCATACGCGGTCTGCTGTGTGGGCCATGTAATATGGGTTTAGGAGTTTTCAAAGACAGTCCTGAACTTTTGCTAAAGGCTGTCCGGTACCTTGAAAACTGGAAATTGAAGAAACAGGAGAGCAATGGCAAACCGTAAGGGCAACATAGAGGAATACAACCAAGAGTTTCGCTACAACAAGAACGCCTTTGATGACGTGATTGGAGACCCCTTCGCTATTCCCGAACCCGTGTGGGGCAACCTTGACCGAATGAAGAAGCGCAGTTCGATCATGGTAGCCAACAACGACTTCGACTCAGGGCACGCCACTCGGAACACGGCGCAGCCGAGTCACACTGATTTCTTCTGCGACGTTGATCACATGATCAGCATTGCGTGCGGTGGCGACAAGAAGGAGATAGAGCGATTCGAGGCGACGTACATCACCGAAGAGTCCGAGACCTTGTACACGCCGAAGGAGCGACAACAGATTGAGCAGACCTTAGGAAAGCTCTTCCGTAAACATGGTATTTCTCCGGTCACGAAATACTTCAAAACGATCCGACAATCCATCGGAGAAAAGAGGCAACATGGCAAACCCAGAAAGCAACTCACCCTCTAACATAAGCGGGACGTTGACGCCCGAACTTCGCAAGCAGTTACGTGCGGAGATTGACGGCGAACCGATCACAACCGCCGAGCGGTTCGCACTGGAGCAGAAGTACGGGATCGTTGAACCCGTCCTCCTGAAGGAAGAGATTGACGAAGCGGGGGTGACCGATGGACGATAAGCGCGTAGCCATCATCGCCACTCCGGGCAACCTTGCCCACGCTCTTGCATCGGCTGTCGAGCAAGAGAACCGCACCGTAGCAATCGTACCGTCACACGACGACATGCCTCCGCCTGATGCAGACATGCACTCGCGTATCGCTGCTACCATCGACAAGGTGGAGCAGGATAAGAAGGACATCGACGCTGTGACCAACAACCTACCGCAGCCTGTGCCGAAGTTCCCGTACTACCGGATCAATCAGGAGACGGGCGCGTACGAGGAGATTACTCGGGCCGAGTACAAGAAAGCAATGCACGACGAGTTCACCGTAAAGCATCAGGTCATCCCGATGTGCGGTCATAAGTTCGTTCCGGGCCATGAGCCGCGTCACCGCAATTGCGAACAGTGCTGGTTCGTGTTCTTCAACGTTCACGGAGAGCTTACCCAGTCCGTTGAGGAGGTATTCCAGAAACACGGGAAGCCTGCCATCGTCGCTCTGCGGGGAGTGAAGTTCTTAGATAACTTCCTCAAGTTCATGGCAACGGTCGCGCAATACAAAGCTGCGGTGGAAGCCGCGAAGGAGAGCAATGGGAGCACTGAGTCAACTGAAGTCGGTAGTAGCAAAGCCGACGACGAAGGCGACGGGTACGAGTACACCACCTACGCCGAACAAGAAGCAGGAAGCTAAAGCACCGGAGACGCCCCAGCAGAAGCCGCTGACTAACAAGGAGAAGCTGGCCGTACTGGATGCGGTCGGCAAACAACTTGACAAGCAGTATTCAACAACTAACTCGCTTGTTCGGTTGGGCAAGAAGCTGGGCATCGCTATGCCACATCGTCCTACTGGAGTACCGTCGATTGACTATGGAGTCTATGGCATCGGCGGTACCCCGGACGGACGCATCATCGAAATCTTTGGGCCTGAGTCGGCAGGTAAGACGACCATCGCGTTGCAACTGGTCGCTGCTGAACAGGAGGCCGGGGAGCTTGCCGCGTTCGTTGACGCTGAGCACGCACTCGACCCGAACTACGCCAAGCAACTCGGTGTGGACGTTGACAACCTCGTGGTATCGCAACCGGACTCCGGCGAGCAGGCTCTTGAGACTGTCGAAGCATTGGTGAAGTCGCGTGCGGTATCTATCGTGGTCATCGACTCGGTAGCTGCTCTGACGCCTCAGGCGGAGTTGGATGGTGAGATGGGAGACTCACACATGGGCCTACAGGCCCGGCTGATGTCGCAGGCCATGCGCAAGCTGCGTGGTATCGCTGCGGTCAACGGTGTGAAGCTCATCTTCATCAACCAGATTCGTGAGAAGATCGGCGTGATGTTCGGAAGTCCTGAGACCACAACTGGCGGTAAGGCACTGAAGTTCTACGCATCCGTACGCTTGGACGTTCGACGTGTCGGCGGTGACGCTGGTAAGGTGAAGTCTGGCGACGTAGTGATCGGTCACGTCATGAAGGTGAAGGCCGTCAAGAACAAGGTGGCTGCGCCGTTCAAGGAGACTCTGGTTGACCTGATCTACGGCAAGGGCATTGACAAGTTCTCGGACACCATCCGGTTCGCTATCACTGTCGGAGCAATCGAGAAGGCAGGAGCTTGGTACTCGTTCAACGGTGAACGTCTGGGTCAAGGAGAAAAGAATGTCATTGACACGATCCGTGGCAATGATGTACTATTCAAGAAGATTCAGGCTGAGATTGGCAAAGCTATCAAAGCCCAACAGGAGGCAGACGCCGAATGAACGATGACAAATTCTTCATCAGGACGTACGACAATGGCACCCACACTATCGAGGCACCTGACATCATGACAGCTATCAACTGTTACCTCGGCAGGACTGGAAGGTCGGTGTATACTATCCACACGGTAGTAAAAGCATCGGAGGCTAAATGATCAGAGTGCTGGTTGAAATCTGGAACTGTGGAGACCCCACGGACAAAGCGTACATCGGAGAGGTGCGTATACGGTAGCAATGCACCAAGCAGTGAACGGTAAGGTCGAGCTACAGGCCAAGGGCCGGGTCGAGAACTTCCCCCGCAAAGAAAAAGATGCGATGGACTTGACAAAGCTGGCTCTTGATGTTCTGCTCAAAGAACGCAAGAAACAACGGAGGAAACATGGGACTAAAGCATGACGTACCAATGGTAATTTTTCACTCCCCCTGCATGGATGGTTTCACCGCTGCGTGGGCCATCTGGCTGAAGCACCCGGACTGGGAGTTCGTCCCCGGCGTGCATGGTATCGCGCCCCCGGATGTTGAGGGACGTACGGTGTACATGGTGGACTTCTCCTACAAGCGTCCTGTGCTCAAGGAGCTTCTGGCTAAGGCCGCATTCATCACGATCATCGACCACCACGCCTCCGCAGAGAAGGACTTGGACGGACTCATGAATGAGTTCGAGAATGTACGCACCGTGTTCGACATGGCGCACTCCGGGGCCGCACTGACGTGGGAAGTCTTCCACGCTGGCAAGCCCGCTCCGTACTTCGTACGCGTGGTCGAGGATCGAGACCTATGGCTGTTCAATCTGCCTGACACGCGTTCGCTGTGCAACGTGATCTTCAGCTACGACTACTCCTTCCCTAAGTGGAACGAGTTCTCGTACGACCTCGAAGACCCACTGGCCCGCAACGGTATGCTGGTGCAGGGAGACGCCATCGAAAGAAAAGCCTCGAAGGATACTTTCGAGTTGACAAAGGCTCTGAAGGAGCGTATGGTGATTGGAGGTCAGGAAGTCTGGGCGGTAAACTTGCCTTACACCTTCGCCTCTGATGCTGGTCACCTGTTGTCGGAGGGACAACCATTCGCGGCTACCTACTGGAAGCAACCTAACGGCTGGTACTTCGGACTGCGGTCTAAGCCAGACGGGTTAGACGTATCTGAAATCGCAAAGCAGTATGGCGGAGGCGGTCACAAGAACTCTGCTGGATTCAACATCAAATCACTCACCGAACTCTAAGGAGGTTCAATGCAAACATCTCTTCTTCAAGAAGCCAGTCACGGCTGGAACGTTGTGTACGAGGGATTCGCGTACCCATTCAAAACTTACAACGCAGCGTTGAAGCTGCAAAACGCTCTGTGGTTACTGACCGAGGAGAATGCTCTGGGCAAGTTCAAGAAGCTCCGAGCACATCCGTCCCGCCCCAACTACGTCGCCCGCTCGTACAACTACTTCATCGAGAATGAACACATGGTTGACGACGTGATCGCCATTGCACGAGCAGAGAGCCGCGCTAAGGCCAGAGCACGAGGATCGTTCCCATTGATGGATTATCTCTCCAAGTCGGGCATCTTCGGAGGCATTCAAGGAGCACGCACCGGGCGTACGTGCGCTGGTGCATCCATGTTGGCACCTCGCGTCAACGTACTCAAGTCGCGCTTCTCTCCCGAACCGGGTCTGGGCAAGACTGTGTTCTTCCTGTCTGACCTGCACCTTGGTCACCCGAAGCTCAAGCTGGACATAGACAGTGTGCTGAACGAGAAGTGGCCGTCCACCCCGTTCCGTCCATTCAAGGGATTCAATTACGCTCAGCAAGAGGAGCGCGTTCTCGCACAGCAGGCTTCCCCTGCACCGGCCCCAGTCGTTGTCGAGTCCATCGACCCGCGCAAGATTCCTCTGTTGGCTTATGTCAACGCTGAATTCCTGCCAGATGCTCCGAAGGACGACACCGACGTAAGCACGAAGGCGTGCTGGCAGCGTCAGGCCAGTACCATCCACGGCCTACTGCGTGACCTCGAAGGGCGCGACAAGCGCAACATGCACCTGAGCACGGAACTGGAAATATCCAAGAGCCGCGTCAAGGAGCTTGAAGGAATCGTAGGTCGTCAGGCCGGTTCAATTCAGAACCAGTCCGGCTATATCTCGACTCTGCGTGATGAGCGCGATAGTTACAAAGGTCAGGTTCTCAAGAACACCGAGAGCATTGCGGTTGTCAAGTACAGCCAACGTGACCACGAATGGCATCTCGTGCAGAACGGGATCGCATGGCGACAACCGCACCAAGTCACTTTCAACACGTTGGTGCATATCGCCAACTCTATCAACCTCGGTAAGACCAGCGTAGGATCGTTCGGACTGATCCGCAAACTGTACTACTACAAGGAGGACTATGCCTGAGACCGCTACCACCGGAACCACCCAGAAGCCGCTCAAGAAGAAATTCAAGGGCGGTAAGCAAGCAACCCAGAAGAAGCGTCCAAAGGACAAGCGCACGGAGAAGGCTCCGGTCGTGGTCGCAGTGAAGATGTTCACCCCGGCGTTCCTGTACGTCAGTGAGTGCTGCAACGATCTGACGAAGAAGGAACCGCTGGTCTGGAGTGCGAAGGGCAAAGAGGAGAATAAATTCTCCGAAAACCACAAGGGCCACTTCCGCTGTGTCAAGTGCGGTAAGCCTGCGAAGGTCAAGCGAGTCAAGAACACAGAGGGTGTGCAGATCGTACTTTAGGTCTGCTAACCTTTTTAGATTTCAAACGTCTAACATAAAAAGAGGTAAAATAATGAACATGAAATACAGTTCAAGTGGTATGCAACTTACGGAGAAATTTGAAGGATGCTCTCTCAGAGCGTACCAAGATGTCGCAGGTGTGTGGACGATTGGCTATGGTCACACACCTGCAACCCCCGGTCAGGTTATAACTCAGGCTCAGGCCGAAGCCTACCTGTCCCAAGACATAGCGTCAGCGGAAAGTTTTGTAAACTCTGCGGTTAGAGTCTCCATCAGTCAGGAAATGTTCGACGCCCTTTGCGATTTTGTATTCAATCTTGGTGTGGGAAACACGCAACGAAGCACTCTGCTTGCTCTGGTCAACAAAGGTAACTACTCCGCCGCTGCTTTAGAGTTCGACAAATGGGATAAAGCGGGAGGTAAGGTAGTGGCTGGTTTACTTAGACGGAGGCAAGCAGAGACAGATGAGTTCAAAACAGGAATACCAGCGTAGTTACTATCTTCTGAACAAATAAAAGATATGCCTAAGGCGTAAGGAACTTTACCTAACTGGTTTAGAGCAGGAAAAGAAAAGGGCAGCGGATTACTATAGAACCAATCGCTCCCACCTATTAGCCAAGCAGAGAGCACGAAGTGCTGATCCTGCGGTAAAAGATCGTCATAAGATTGCAGCGAGAAGGTGCCACCTAAAGAAGACATACGGATTGTCTCCAGATGCGTTCCAATCTCTGCTGGATAGGCAAGGTAATGTATGTGCTGCTTGTGGAACTAAAGAGCCGGGAGGTAAGTACAAAGTGTGGAGCATAGATCACGACCACAAGTGCTGCCCCGGTAGAACTAGCTGCGGTCGCTGCATACGCGGTCTGCTATGCGGGAATTGCAACATTGTGTTAGGTCTGGTAAAAGACAATACAACCACGTTACTTATATTAGCAACTTATTTAGGAGGTACACCGAATGGATGAGAAGGGCGTTTTCGTTCGATATGACGAAGGGCGTAAGGAGTTCGTGCTGACGTTGCGCGTTCCCGGTACGCCGGACTTGGAGACCTCGGGCGGCTTGCTGTCCGATGCGTTCAAGGACATGGCAGAGCAACTAGAAGGGGAGGGACTGTAATGGCAACTAAGCGTAAGGCAACAAGTTGGTTCAAGGTGACCGTTGAGGTTACCGCCAAGAACATCGCAAAGGCACTGAAGCTCTATGGCGAAGAGAACCGGGAAAAGGATTGCCCGGTAGCACTGGCACTGCGCGGACTCAAGCTGCGTGGCGTTAGTGTCAACGGAGATTCGACCGCGAACGCAACCAAGGGAGGCAAGGTCTACATCGCCCACCTTCCTAAGAAGGTGGACAAGTTCATCACCGCATTCGATTCCGGCAAGAAGAACGCATCCACGTTGAAGCCTCTCACGTTCAACGTCAAGTTCGTCTACGAGGAGGACTAACACTTGGACTTCAACGAGTATCAAGACAAAGCAACCTCACTCGCCACCTACCCGGACGTAGGCAGCAACATGGTCTACCCGGCGTTGGGACTGGCTGGTGAGGCCGGGGAAGTGGCAGAGAAGGTCAAGAAGCTCTGGCGCAACCTCGGCATCATGGATGGCAAGAAGATCACCGTTGAACAACGGGACGCCATCGTGAAAGAGATTGGTGACTGCCTGTGGTACTGCGCAGCACTCGCCAAGGAGATTGGAGTGAAGCTGGGAGCAATCGCAGCTATCAATCTCGTGAAGTTGTTCGACCGCCGTGAACGCGGTGTGATCAAGAGTGAGGGCGACAACCGATGAGCGACACCATCAACGTAACCTACACACCTGAAGGAGGCGGCTCTAACATCTCCTTCGCGTTTGCACCCGAGGCCATGACCGACCCGTTGAAGCCTCCGAGCACACTCCTCGCCAAGTTGGGCAGCATCGTTCACAACGCTCTGCTGCTCACCGGCACCGATCATGACCAGTACCTCTTAGGGGAACTGGAGAAGCACCGGCACGATCCTGAAGTGATGCAGTGGATGGCCGGTATGGATCGCATCAACCTCTTACCACATACAACCTAGTTTTTCTGTCACAAAACATGACAAACAGAAAAAGTGCCCCACCTTCGATGTCCTGAGGGTGGGGCTGTTATGCGTTACAGTTCAATACGGTCTGTGAAGTTTTGAGATACCTTCCTGCACCAATCTGTGAACTCGTTGTCGGAATGGTTACCTTTCATCCTGTTTATGTCTTTGTGTACCCATTGCACGTTACCTTCCACGTATCCGACCGAGGAGTCTTTGCGGTCTAACGACGCTGTGAATTTACCGTAATCCGGGTTGTTTCCGCGCACCTCTGTTGACAAACTAATCAACTCTCCTGACAGCGAACACCGGCACCCCTGCGATTGAAACAACTCCCACGCATACTCTATCGAGATGTCGAACTCTATACCTCGTCTACGGGCACCAGCCTGTATATGACACCAGAACGTCCTGCCAAGATCACCTACTCCGCTATGCTCTCGTGGGCCAAACCTGCTGTGGGGGTGTTCCGCAATTGTATTCTTAGCAGAGCACTTCTTACAGTATTTAGATCGACCAGATTCTACATGATCCTTTCGCCTGCGCCCCTCATACCCACACAGGCACTTCACTAGGTACCAAGTTCTTTTATCAGTAATCTCTCCTAGTATAGTCCAGCCGTTTACGATCCGCACGTTCCGCCTCCCGCAATCGAACAAATATCACCTGACTCATAGAAAACCTCATCTCCATGCTTGAGCGCAGTGTCTAGCCTAACTTTGGTTAGCGGCTGTCCTCCGCGTGCTCCATCAGGATAGCAAGTCATTCCTCGTAATCTGGGAAGATGCTTTACGAGCATAGTTCCAAATGACTTTACAGTGTCCTCATTGTTATGTTCAGTTCCCCATGCAGGTAGGTTCAGGGTAGAACTAATAGCATGATCTACGTACTGTTGAAGCCACGTTTGAAATGCTATGCGTCTCTCAGGCTCTTTAGCTAAGTCGTAACAGTCTTCAATCAAGCTGGGATCGACGCCTTGCTCAAGCAGACGCTTAGCTACCGGGTCTACTACGTATTGGTATGCCCAAGTGGAACCCTTCAAGTAACGACGCTTATAAGCCACACAGAACATAGGCTCAAGACCGGAAGAGGTCTCTGCCAAAATCCCAATGGTTCCTGTAGGGGCTATGGCTCTAGTCTTCACGGGATGGGACAACCTTAAGCTGTCCGCATACTGAGATGCCAACTCCGTGCTGGTTGCGTACACTTCCATGTACCGGGCAAGCTCTTCGCTGGGGCCGTACTTTAGATCGTGCTTGAGCATCCATTCGTGAAGCCCCATAAGGCCAAGGCCGAGTCGCCGGTTCTTTACGCGTACTTCCCCTACTCGTGGATACGGGAGGTCACTGTAGACCGTGCCAGCAAGCAAGAATAAGGTTCCCAATTCAACCACCGATTGCATCTCTTCGAGGGAATCAATGCGGGCCATATTGATTGACCCAAGGTTGCATATATCCGAGTCGTCTCGACTGGTAACTTCTGTGCAGGCGTTACGCAAAGTCTCTCCAGCATTTTCTCCGCAATCTACAGAGAACCCCGGCTCTGCTGTCTTCAGCATTTGCTTCACGGTGTCCCAGTAGACTGTGTGCGCGTGCTTGTGCAAGTTGTGCGCTTTGTCTTTGTAGGCTAGGAAGAAATCATCATCTAGTCCGACACTGATGTTAGTTCCGTCCATCGTGGCCGGAAAGTTGAAATCCTTGAGCTTCATAGCTCGTACTTCAGATGACCAGTTCTTGAGTCCGATGAACTTGAAGATGTCTTTGTGCTTCCAATTCAACCCTGCCCATATAGCTGATCTACGCGCCCCGCCCTGCATGATGCCTCGCCCGCATTCGTTTAGCATCTGAGCCAAAGCCAAAGGCCCGGTGGAGAACCCACCTGTGCGTCTGATGATGGCTCCTTCTTCACGCACTGCACTGTAATCCACACCTATACCTGCCCCCGTCATGAGAGCCATAGCTGATTTCTGAAGTAAGTCTGCCCATCCCTCCCGGCTATCCTCTACACGCATAAGCAGGCAGTTCTGAACCTGATGGTAGTCGTTACCGGAGGCATAAAGGTATCGACCTCCGGGGATGAACTTTCGTTCTGCAATGATTCTGGTTACTGATTCGATCTGGGCTGGTGTTGCATTGATTGCTTTGAGGACGTTTTGGGTAACTCGTGCTGCAATCTCTTCCCACGTCTCTTTGGTTCCGTCTGGTTTAGGCTTGGAGTATTTCTGCTCCATGATGTTCTTAGCGAAGCTGCCCATCTCTACTGTCACTTCTGGTTTCCTTTTCTCTTACAACGTTGTGCTACAGAACCCCCCAGTACTCTGCGTTGATACCACTGCTT